ACGGATCAGGCGCTGTTTTTCTACGGCGACGGCAGCAACAAAACCCTGTACACCGGAATGGACTATGACGGCATGCCGAGGCCGGACTATTTCCCTGACCAGTATGAAGCCAGAGTGGGCGACGCGAACACGCCGATCACTTCCATGATCCGGCACTACTCCGTGCTGATGGCCTATAAGCCGGAGGAAGCATGGGCGTTGTCCTACGGCACAACGGAACTGGCGACAGGGGATCTGACCACGGCGGTATATGTGACTCCGGTCAACAGGGATAAAGGCAACGCCGCTCCCGGACAGGTACGGCTTGTCAACAACAACCCGGTGACATGCTCCGGGTCAGAACTGTATCAATGGACGAACTCGTCCTATTACACTTCAAACCTCACAAGGGATGAACGGCAGGCAAGACGAATCTCCGACCGGGTCCAGAAGTCCGTCAAGGAAATCGACTTTGAGCATTGCTGCATGTGGGACGACAACGACGGTCAGGAGTTCTATATCTCCGGCAACGGAGTCACGCTTGTATGGAACTATGTCATGGATGTGTGGTATCGGTACAAAGGATTGGATGCCGTCATCATGTGCAACTTCCAAGGCGACGTAATCGTTGGAACGAGCGGCGGGAAAATCTTCCGGCTGACCTATCTGCGTGATACCGACGACGGTGTGCTGATCACAGCAAACTGGGAATCCGGCTCAATGGATTTCGGGGCATCCAATATGCGGAAGTTCTCCAGTATGATGTGGGTTTCCCTGAAACCGGAAGAGGGGACAAGCGTGGACGTGACGGTTATTACAGACCGGAAGAACACGTTCAAGGGCAAGATCATCAGCTCCGAAAAAGCCAAGGTCCCGGGCCAGCCGTTTGCTTCCAGAGCAAAGATCAAAGCAAAGAAGTTCGTCTTCTACAAGCTGCTACTGGAAGTGAACAAGAAGATGCCTGCGGTAACGGTTACAAACGTGGACTTCCGGGTACGCCAGACCGGCTACTCAAAGTAGGTGATTTGAATGAAAGCAGACGACGCGAAAAAGAAGTTAGTCGATCTTGCCAAGGGCGAGGTCGGATACCACGAGGGAGCAAACAACTGGAACAAATACGCCGAAGACCCGAGAATCACTGAACTGTACGGATGGAATGTACAGAACCAGCCGTGGTGCTGCACATTTGTGAACTGGTGTTTCCTGCAGGCCTTTGGCGACATTGGAGCGCAGATGACCTACGGCGGCTCGGCAGCGTGCGCCAATCAGGCGGCGCTGTACCGCAAAGGCAATGCGTTCTATACAAGTAAGCCGGAAGCCGGGGATCAAATCTTCTTCTATTCCGGCGGCGGGATCAACCACACAGGAATCGTGGTGGAAGTGAACGGCTCCGCAATCAGAACTGTCGAGGGCAACTACTCGGACAAGGTGAGCTTGTGTTCCTACCAGATCGGAAACAGCGTGATCGCAGGGTACGGCAGACCGAACTGGAATCTACTGGTGGAAGACTGGGAGAAACCATGGGTCGTTGTTCAGAACGGGCAGATCGTGAACAGCTCCGAGTGGAAGCAGGAAGAGGAGCAGGGAAAACCTGTGACCGTACAGCCAAAAGAGAACCACGACTGGACGCCCCCGCTGTTAAAGTATGCGCCAGACGACTATTACGAGGCCGTGAAACTGCTACAGGCGCTCCTGAATGTAAGGGGCTTTGACAGCGGGAGGGCCGACGGCTACTACGGCCCGAAGACCGTGGCGGCTGTGAACAGAGCAAAGCGATTCTATGTACTGGAGTGTGACGGAACGTGTGACGGCAATCTCTGGGGAAAACTTAGATGGGGTGATGTGAAATGAGCGACGTTGTCTTAGCTGCGTTGATCGGTGCGGTGGCGAGCATCATCGTAAACCTGATCAACAATGCCAGAGAAGGAAAGAAGCGGGCAGTAGAGGAAGCCAAAAAGGAAACACGGCTGGAAGACCGGCTGCAATCCATCGAGACGAAGCTGGATATCCACAACGGATATGCAGAGAAACTGGGCGATATCCAGATTGATATCGCGGTCATCAAGAACGACATTCAGAACTTGAAGAGAGGTGACTAACATGGAAGGCATGACAGTATGGGCAATTACCATTATCTGCTATCTGGTAGCGGAAGGCGTTAAGGCAACCGGCAAACTCAACGAGTGGATTCCCATTATCTGCGGAACGCTCGGCGGCATTCTCGGCGTCGTGGCGATGTATGTCATCGCGGACTTCCCGGCGAATGACATCCTGAATGCAATAGCAATCGGAATCCTGAGCGGCTTTGCTGCGACCGGCGTACATCAGGCACAGCACCAGTTGACCAGTAAGGAGTAAACCATGGCATACACAACAACAGGAACTATCACAGGGATGGACGTGTTCCAGCGTGCCATTACCATGATGGACGAGTTGAATGACGCAGGGAAATACCGGCATGACGATACTGTGGAGTATCAGAACCGCACCCTGTCCATTCTGAATGTTCTCCAGAACGAACTGTACCAATACTCGGACACTTTCCCAAACTGGCAGGAATGGGAAGCAGGCAGACGGCCTGTTCTCATGCCATTGGAAAGTCTGTACGACACAATCGACCTGGACGACTACTGTGCCGGAACGGTCATGCCGTATGGGCTTGCAGCGCATCTGCTGCTGGACGAGAACCCCTCTGCGGCTGGCTATTTCCAGCAGCGGTACGATGAACTGAAAGCAGCTCTCATGAGAGGGGCTGGAAAGCTCTCAGCATCGGAAGACATCGTGGATGTGTATGGCCCGAACGGCGGTATCCATCCGTACAACGAGTTCAGTATGTGGAGTTGAGGAAGGGGCGGTAGAGCATGGCGAAAGTGGAGCAGCCGCCCCACCCCAGCGAGCAGAAGAAGGAACGCAGGGTTCCAAGACCGTACAAGACCCCGTCCGAGCTGATGAAGAGAATGAAAGAGTATTTTGCAATTTGCGAGACAGACCCAGACTGGCGAATCATTACGCAGGGGTTTGCGGCGATTGCAAAGGAAGCAGAAGAGACCGAAACCTGGGCCGGGCTTCAAAAGAAGTATCAGGCGCTGGCTGACCAAATACTCAACAGCGCCTGCTTCCCGGACGAGGCCGGCATGCGAATCCACCTGGACCTTAGCCACGAGAGCTACAGGGCGTACCAGGAAGACCCAGACTACGAGAAGGTATTCAACTGGGCGCAGGACATGCGGGAATCGTGGGCAGCGAGGAGACTGGCTGCAGACCCGAGGTCAGCGCAGGCGTTTCTCAACATTCTGAAGCAGGCCGGCAACGGAGGCTGGGTGGACCGGAAGACGGACACCGGCGACAAGACATTGGCAATCAAGATAGCGGGAGTCGGTGGCGAAGAGGCATTTAAGTAATGGCAAGACCGAGAAAAAACAGCGGGCCGCAATATGCCGTGTGGGACGCCGGTGAGGCAAACCCGAAGCAGCTTTTGTTCTATCAGGCAAGAACACCGTTTGTCTGTTATGGTGGAGCAAAAGGCGGGGGCAAGACTCACGCTATCCGAACCAAGGCGTTTGGCGGGGCGTTGATGAACCCGGGAATCCGAATCCTTATCATGCGCCAGACCTATCCGGCATTGGAAGAAAACCACATCGCACCGATGCGAAGAATGGCAGCGCAGACCGGAGCAGCAACCTATAACGGGACTACTCACATATTAACGTTTGTAAACGGCAGCACAATTCGCTTTGGGCACTGGGCCGGCCAAGACTCAGAGGACGAATACCAGGGCCAGGAGTACGACTGGATTTTTATCGACGAGGCAACGCAATTCAGCGAACGGGCGTACAACTATATCGGCGGTATGCTCCGAGGCGCAACACCATATCCGAAGAGGCTCTTCTTAACCTGCAACCCCGGAGGGCCCGGCCACCGTTTTGTGCGTCGCCTCTACATCGACAAGCAATATAAAACCAACTGCGAGAACCCCGAGGAAAACGAAAACCCAGAAGACTACACGTTTATATTTGCCACTGTTGATGACAACACACACATGCTGGAACACTCGCCAAACTACCTGCGGATGTTATCCAGCATGCCGGAAGACCTGAGGCGTGCATACCGATATGGCGACTGGGACGCACTCGGCGGCGGGTATTTCAAAGAGTTCCAATTTCAAACTCACATGCAAAAGCCGTTCAGAATACCGGACCACTGGCCGCGGTATCGCTCGTTTGACTACGGCCTTGACTGTTTCGCTTGCCTTTGGTGGGCGGTCGACACAGACGGAAGAGCGTGGGCTTACCGGGAAATTGAAGAGCGCGGGCTTATCGTAAAGAAAGCAGCGCAGCTCTGCTTGGAGAACAGCCCGGCCAACGAGACTATCCAGGCAACTTATGCGCCGTGGGACATGTGGGCCAGAAGCAAAGAGTCTGGCAAGACCATGGCAGAAACATTTTTGACGAACGGGCTGCCGATTATACAGGCGCCAAGGGACCGCGTCCAGGGGCACATGGCAATAAAGCACATGATGTCTCAAATGCCGCTAAAAGACCCTTATGTTATCAGTTTGTTTGAGAAACCGCCAAAGACACTTCCAGGACTGATGTTGTTTTCGGACTTGACAAAAGTTGCCGGCGATTTAAGGGACATTCAAACGGACGAGAAGAACGTCAACGACTGCGCAAAAGAACCACACGAAATGACACATACGGTCGACGCCGTCAGGTACTTTTGCGTTAGCAGAGCGATGAGCGCCACGGCGCCGGAGCGAGAGAAAAAGCGTACATACGAGGACGTGCTGGACGAGAAAGAAGAAAACTATGAGAGCTTCATGTGCGGTGGCGAACCGACGGAAGAATATCTTGCTTGCTGAAGGGAGAAACAAATGATCGAGAACTTGGTATGGATTCTGCTGCTGGTACAGCTTGGAATGTTTGCGGCAATCTGCGGAGTCAGTCTGCAATGCAGGAAGTCTGCGGAGCGCTACATCAAGCTGGAAGAGTGGACGGAAGACTGGCTGAAGCGGCTGGAACAGAAAATTGAAAAGGTTGAAGTCGATGCCGACATCGCAGACAGGAAGGCACTCGGCGCACAGGCGCTGTGCCGGGACATCATCAAAGACATTGACGACATCAAAGAGCTTCTGCCAAAGGACGGGAAAAACGAACTCCTGCGGCACAACATCTTGCTTCAGCAGATGAACGACGAGATGGAAAAAAGTCTTCAGATGGAAAAAGAATGGAATGACGGCTTTGCTTCCATAATGAACTACGGGAAACCGATCACAGAGGTGAACAAGAATGAGTGAAGACGGGCTGGGCCTGTTCGCAGGGAAAGACAAACCGACCGTCGAATGGGGATGGAATCATTACGAAAAGGCTGTAGACTTTGACAACAGCGTAAACCTGTATGAGACCGTCAAAGCAAACGAGAACTTTTACATTGGCAAACAGTGGGAAGGCGTGCAGGCGAACGGTTTACCGACGCCGGTGTTCAACTTTCTGAAGCGCGTTGGCGGGTTCACGATTGCAAACCTTGTATCCGACAGCATCAAGATGGCCGCGACTCCAATGGCGAGCTACCCGGAAGACGACAAACTGATTGACCCGGTGCGTATCGTAAATGACGAGTTCGAGGCGCTGTGCGAACAGAACAGATTGCCGGCGCTGGCAAAAGAATTTGCAAGAGACGCCGCAGTCAGGGGAGACGGGTGCATCTATACCTGGTGGGATGAGGATGCAAACGCCGGTCCGAACGGAAAGGGAAGAATCCGCAGCGAGATTACAAAAAACACGCAGGTATATTTCGGGAACCCGAATGACCACAGGGTCCAGGAACAGCCTTGGATTATGATTGCCAAGCGCGAGATGATTCGCAATGTTAAGCGCAGGGCGAAAGAGAACGGCTCGAAAGACTGGGAACAGATCATGCCGGACGACGAAGAGCTTAATGCTGTTGATGGCGTGAAGCACACGGACGACAAAGTGACGACCGTCCAGCTCTTCTGGAAAGACGACGAGAAAGGCGAAGTCTGGTGCTATGAGTTCTGCCACAACTGCGAGATTAAAGAACCGTGGAACCTGAACATTCGCCTGTATCCGATTGTCTGGCTGAACTGGGATTACGTCTCTGATTGCTATCATGGCATGGCTATGATTACCGGCCTGATTCCGAACCAGATTTTCGTAAACAAGTCCTGGGCAATGTCGATGATAAGCATCCAGCGAACATCGTTCCCGAAGTTCATATATGACAAGACAAGAATTTCTCACCTGGATAACCGCGTCGGCTCGGCTATTGGTGTAGCCGGTAATGTGGACGGAGCAATCAAGGTAGCAGACACCGGCCACATTGAAGCTCAGGTGTTCCAGTATATTTCTGCCGCTGTCAGCCAGACAGAAGAATGTCTCGGTGCAACAGAGGCTGCACTTGGCGAAGGCAAGGCGTACAACACATCCGCTATCCTTTCGCTGCAGAAGGCCGCAAGCACTCCACAGGAGCTGACAAAACAAAACCTGTACCAACAGATAGAGGACCTGGCTCGAATCTATCTGGAATTTATGGCCGAATATTACGGCAAGAGAGTATGCGACATGGCGCTAACAGACGACCTGCGGGCGCTGTTCGAACAGAAAGCCATGTTGGACCAGGCCGCTGGTATGCCGTCTCAGGAGATTCCGGCTACGGCTCCGGTCGAATTTGATTTTGGCATGCTGAAAAACCACCCGTTCTCAGTGAAGATTGACGTTGGCGCAAGCTCGTACTACTCCGAAGTTTCTTCACTGTCCACTCTGGATAACCTGCTCCTGAACGGCCAGATCAATATCATTCAGTACCTCGAGCATATCCCGGACGGCACAGTCGCCGGCCGCAGAGAACTCATTGAGGAACTGAAGCAGCAGATGGCAGAACAACAGGCGCAGCAGCAGGCAATGATGGAACAGCAGGCAGCAGAACAACAGGCGCAGCAGCAGGCGCAGACCGCGGAAATCGCAGAGAACGCTGCAACGGAAGAGCGGAGAAGCACCGGATTCAAAGAGCTTGGCGAAGCGCTCAGGTCAGTGGAAGCCAGGCAGTGAGGTGAAATAGATGGCAACAGTACAAGACACCCTGGCCGCACGCCAGAAAGAATCAGCAGGCAAAATAAGCAATCTCTATGACCAACAGTACAATTCGCAAGCGGCACAACTGAAAACGGCATACGACAAAAACGTATCTGATGTGCAGGCGGCACAGGCAAAGATTGCGCCTCAGTACCAGACGCAGGCAAACACGCTGGCAGCTCAGTATGAGCGCAACCGGCGCAATGCGAACCTGCAGGCAATGGGGACAGGGCTTGGCACCGGCAATGCCGTTCAACAGCAGGAGGCACTAAACAACCAGTTTCAGCAGAACTATGCAGCGCTGCGCGGCCAGGAGATGCAGGCACAGACTGACCTCGGCCAGAAACTCACGGGGCTTGGAACTGAGTATCAAAATCAGCTTGCCGCAGCAAGAGCAGAGGCGGAGAACAAGAAAGCGGCAGCGCTTGTGGAAGACCAGACAAAACAGAACACGTGGTATGACGACCAGGCGAAGATTATGGCCGGGTATGGTGACTTCTCCGCATACGAAAAACTATACGGGAAAGAAGCCGCAGACAGAATGAAAGAAGTGTGGACCATTCAGAATCCACGCATTGCTCTTGGCGCCGGTTTGATAGATGCAAAGAAATTCAAAGAGATTACGGGAGAAAATCCGTAAGGAGCGGTTACGATGGCAGAAGTGACTACAACCGAAAAGAAATCTCCAACTGTGCAGGAGCAGATGAAAACCAGAGAAACTGATTCTCAGGCCGGCATCGGGAAAATCTACGAAGGGAATTTGACTTCGCAGAAGCAGGCGCTGCTTGATGCATACAACACCAACACGGCAGCGCAGGCGCAACAGGGCCAGACAATCCAGCAGAACTATGCCGGCGCCAATTACGACATCGGCGTACAGAACGACAGAAATGCTGCGAACCTAACACAGTTTGCTGATGTGCGCGGAGTGAACACCGGGCTTGGAAGCCAGCATCAGTTGAACCTCGGCAATGCAAGGGCGAGAGCGTTAGGGCCGATGGAGTTCGCACAGCAGCAGGCGCTTGCTGAGAACCAAAGGCAGCAGGAGCTGATGACGCAGACCTACCAGAATCAGGTCGCCGCTGCGTTTGCAGACAACGATTACAAAAAGGCCGCAGCTTTACTTGATGACTACAACAATCAAAACGCATGGCGTGAGCAGCAGGCTCAGATTCTTGCCACCTACGGGAACTTTGAACCTTACAAAGACCTGTACGGCGAAGAACCGGCAACGGCGATGCAGAAGGTATGGCAGGCTCAGAACCCGGATGTTGCATACAGGACTGGTGCTATTACTGCTGAACAGTACAAGCAGATCACTGGTAAATATCCGAAAGGATACAACCCGGGAGGCGGTGGCGGTTATGGCCTGCCAGATGGTTGGTGGAATGCGACACCAGATACCAGAAACTCTGGTTCGTTGATTAGCCGAGGCGCAAGAGTTGGCGGTACGCCTGTTGCGCCTGGTCATATGGCCGGCCTTAACAGTGCGACTGCAGTGCAGTCTGTTACAGGCAAGCCTTAAAGTGAGGCGAGTATATGGCAACTGTAAATGGAAGAAGTACAAACTCCAGCCGAGGCTCAAGTGGTTCATCTGGAAGCTCATCCAGCAAATCGTCGAGCAGCAGCCAATCGTCCGGGAAGACATCGTCCAGAGTTCCAGGCCCGTTTAGCGAGGGCAACAGAATATCTCAGGGACGTGCGCGGCATGTAACAGCGTACGCACCGACCAACAACAAGGCCGACTTGGTTGACCTGACCAAGCTGGGAATGGACTATGTCATTCCGTCTGCACAGCAGCGGAGAAACCCGACAAACGACCCCGGTCTCAGAGACAATGCGATTCGCATGTCAAACGGCGTTTCGCAATATCTGAACAGCGGCAACACCAACAGTGGTACCACAAACGAATGGCTTGCCGTTGCAAACGATTTTGCCAAAACGTCTACTGGCGAAGACACAAAGAACTACTGGACGAATGTTGTAAACTCCCTGGAGACTCAGCTTAAAAACGACACTGAGTTTGAGACGGCGCAAGCCGCCGCAGCGCAGAAGGCTGAAGAGGAAGCTGCCGCGAAACGGCAGGCAGAAGAGAAGACCGCACTTCGGAACAGCTACAATGCCGACGTCGCTGAACTTCAGCGCCTGCAACAAGAAGGCCAAACAAAAAGCCAGCTATATGTAAACGGGATTTACGTTGGCGAAGACAAGCAGGTCGCGGATGCATATGCAAAGAGAATTGCCGAAGTCCAGGCAAGGATTGACGAAGAGACGCAGAGGCTTGGAGAGCTTGGAGACACCTACACGACCAAGAGCGGCCTGGGCAAAGCATGGGAGATTGCGAAGGGCATTGAAGCTGGGTCCGGTACTCAGTTCGCTTCAACTGTTGCCGGCGCAGCAGACGCAATGCTCGGTAGTCATTCTCAGATAAACGACGTCAATGCTTTGTATAAGGGATTCCAGTCTGGCGCCCCTGTTGGGGAACTGCTCTCTGACTTTGCAAACCTTGAATGGGCGCGAGCGAAACGAGATGTTTCTGGCATTTATGAAAAAGGCTGGAACACCGTTGGTGGGCTTATCAATAAGCTGGGCGGGAATGTAGATACAGAGAACGACGCCTTTACTTCCCAGTACAACAGGGCTGCCCAGGAAGAGTATGCCAAAGCGAGAGAAGACTACTACGGCCTTACCGGAGAACCGTACAATCCGTTCACCGCGATTAACGAGCGGAGGCAGGAAAAGCTCGAGCAGGTCACAGACTACTGGGCGAAGGAATTTGAATCAGACCCGGTTGCGCAAACCATCAACAAATATGGCGTCATGGCAGGTGCCCAGCTTCCGCAGGCAGCGCTTGCAGTTGCGATGGCGCTTGGTGGGTCTCCGACTGGAGGCGCTGCAATCCTGCAGGGTGGCCTTGCGGCAGGAACGACGGAAGGCCTCGGCTACATCGCTGCACTGAACAGCACAAGAGGTATGCAGCAGCTTGCCGTGATTACGCAGCAGGTAGCAGGGAATCTTGCCAGCAATCCGCAGTTCTGGGCTGCATACGGAACTGAAATGGGCAGCGCCTATAACCAGGCGATAGCCGAAGGCGCAGACCCAGATACCGCCAGTGCATACGCAGCAATCTATGGTGGCATCTCCGCAATCATCGAACTTGGCGGCGGGACCGGCTCAGCCGGTCTTGAATCGCTGCCGGCAGGTATTCGAGATATGCTGGCGTCTGGCAATAAGACACAGGCTGCGTGGATGTACCTTGGTTCAATTCTTTCAGAACTCGGTGAAGAAGAAGCCCAGGGCTTCTTTGAGAGAGGTCTGAAGAGCGGATATACCGACGTCCCGATTTACAGCGACGACAAGCGGACGTTGACATCCAGCGGCGAGTGGATTGACACACCGGAAGGCAAGGCGAACCCGAACGCGCTCATCAACCCGAGCGTAATGGGAGAGACGGCAAAAGATACGGCCATCGTAACAGCTCTTCTTGGCGCCGGCCAGAGCGCAACAATGGGCGGGCTAAATGCGATTGCAAACAGGAACGTTCAGGAGTCAGCGCAAAACGCAGCAACGCCTGCAGGTCAGGCTGCAGGCGGGAACCTTTCCAGCAACCCTGTCATTGCAGAGATTCAGCAGAGAGGGAACGTCACCGTCGAAGACATGCAGAAGATCAGGAACGACCCTGAACTTCGCAAGGCATTTGCTGAGGCGTTTGGCGTGGAACTGGAAGCGCCTGGAACCAATCCGACGTACTATCCGACGGCAGAGCAGCGTGCAACGCAGGCGAGTGAAGATGCAAAAGCGAGAGTACAGGAAATCCTGGCGAACCCAGCCGGCGAAAACGGTAGAATCTCAAATACACAGGCGCGCACCATCCTGACTGACGATTCTTTGCGCCAAGCGTTCCAGGAGATTACTGGCGTTGAACCGGCGGCAGGCACGGACAGCAGCGCAAGAACTTCCGTGAAGAGCGCGGCTGCTACCTATCTTGCCAACCAGAACAACACTGAAGCTCAGCCTGAGACTACAGCTCCTGCAGCACAAGAGACTGCGCCGGCC